CTCCACCTTTTGATTCAAATACATGAATTGCTTCATCAACGTGTTTGTCGAAGTCCATTTCATAGTATATGTCAACAGTTTCTTGACTGACTGGAGTTCCAGCAGGTTGTCCATGTTCTGCATCACCTTCTTTGATTAAATGTCCAACACCTAGTGTTAGATATCCTAGTGAATCTGCATAGACCTCTAGTACTTCACCTTCGTGACGTTTGATTTGTTCTTTTAGAATTTCTCTGTTCATAATCTATTCCTTTAATTAAGCAGGGTCGGGTACGTCTGCATCTGCAACTAGTTCTACCCATGTAAAACCACCATTTGCAGTTTTAAGTGCTTCCAATTCACCTTCTTCACAATTAAAAATATGTGCTTCTTGGTCGTGGGCTACTGCATCACTGTCCTTTGTAAACCTATGATATTGTCTTGCCATTGTTTTTTTCCTCTCGTTTGATTTGTTCGTCAATGAGTTCTAGTAAAATATCACCCATGACTTTATTTAGTACACCATTATTTAGGAGTTCTTCAATTGCATCTTCGGTGTTTTCTACCCCAATTGGTAATCTTCTTACAGTTCTTTCAAAGTTAATATTGGGTTTCCCTTCTTCAAATTGCACCTTACCATATTGATAAACAAGACCTTCCCAGTCACCATCTGTAAGTTCAATTGCAGCTCCCTCTTCATTGGGATTCTCTACAACTCTGTAGTATTTTGCATCAAATAAAGGTGTATTAGAAAAACTCACTTAAACTCCCAGCAAATTCTGTTGGTAACTTATCCATAGTTCCTTGATAAGGTAACCAACCATTAATAAACATATCCCAATCTTTAACTTGAGATAATCCCCTGTCCTTTATCTGACTTGGATTATCTGTTAGTTTCTGAACTCTATCCATAAAGTGTTCTACTACTTGCATTTGATTAAAGAAAGGTAATAGTTTAGCACCATGTTTTCCTTCATCACTATTATATAGTCTTGCTTTTTCGACATTTTTTGTAGACCATTTGGTTGACTCTTCAATAAGATGTTTAAGGTTAGGAATTCCAAATTTAGTAAATGCATCTTTATTCAATTCAAAGAGTTCTCCATATGATGGGACAAGTTGTTCGGTATACATTTGTTCTAGTGTTTTACCCGTGCTTGATGTTACTCTCTCTGTATTTGGAGAGTCGTTTCTTCTTTGTCTGTAATCACCTGCTGGACTATCAATCTCTATATTCTTCCAATCTTTATTTCTATATCTTGAAAAGAACCATGAGTTTGCTTGTGTGGATGAGTCGTATGAAAGTGTTTTAACAAAATCAAAATACTCGGGTGAAACAAAAAATGGTGTCATCATATCATGTGAACCAACACCTAATAAATGAACATTACTTTTAAGTTCCATTGGTATCTGAAACTCTTTACATGCATAAATCATTTCCATTCTATTGTTGAAGCCTGAACCCGAACATGCAGATGCAAGAGATATTGACACACAACTTTTTAGTTCTTCATCGGTTAATCCATTAACAATGGTCTCAATGTATTCTCTGTAAGAGTCTACATCTTGTCCTTGAACGATAAGTGTTATCTTAGTGTCACTCTCTAACTTATTAAAGATTTCTATTTGTCTTTTAACATTTCCAAGTGTTGACCTTGCTTTCTCGCCTGTTAGTTCTCTAACAAATCTTCTACCTGCTGTAGAAGTCTTCATTGACCAACCAGTATTTGACCCATCAAATTCTACAGGAATATCATCGAATATCATTGCAATATCTGAATAGGTAGCTTGGTGAGTGTAAATCTTATCTCTAATTTCGGGTGTTAGTCCTTTCTTACTTCTTGATATTTGTAGTCCACCACTATCTGAAAAGTGATGATGCCAAGAAGGCATTAGTTCTCTAATTGTCTCACCATGTTTAGGTTCACAATATGAATTGAACAACATAGATACATTTTGATTAGAATACTTGTTATCTATATGTGTAACCTTTTCATTGAATGTATCTGCATATGGTTCTAAGACTTCTACTTTATTGTACATGTCTGACATACCCATGGTCATTCCCGAGATTACATATTCAAAATTAATCATGTTTCTTACTATACCATTTCCAAAGTCCAATTGCACTTATAAAAAACCAAAACACTTCTATAACTTGACTAGCAGGATTCATCTTATATACTAGACTTACTGTTATAAGTATAGCAACAATCATATTATTAAAACTATACCAAAAACCTTTAGGGTCTATCTTATCTAACTGTAAGGCTGCATAAGTTCCTAACAATATTATTACTCCAATATAACCTATTATGTCGGGTAGTGTTAACATGATGTTATAATTGCAATGAATTCATTACGAGTTCTTTCATCATCAAAGAATGCACCACCTAATCTAGATGTCGTCATTGATGAGTTTACATCTTCTACACCTCTTGCTTTAACACAAAAATGGTCTGCATCCATAAACACTGCAACATCTTCTGTTCCCAAAATAAATTGTAACGCTCTGAAAATCTGTTCTGATAACCTTTCCTGTACTTGTGGTCTACGACTAAAAAAGTTTGCAATACGATTTAGTTTTGATAACCCAACAACATATCCAGTTTCGGGATTTGGGATGTATGCAATATGACACTTACCATAAATGGTTTGAAAATGATGTTCACATACTGACTTAACAATGATATTTTTTTGAACTACCATTGAATCAAAATTATATTTGTTTTCAAATGTAGTACATTTAGGGAACTTGTTATAATCCATCCCTACAAATAACTCATCGATATACATTGATGCAACTCTATGAGGACTATCCTTCATACTGTCGTCATGCATATCACAACCTATTCTTTCCATAATGGTATGAAAAGCAGCTGCCATTTCATCTACATTATCACTTCTTCCACCATTCATTGGTGTTTCTACACCTAGACTTTCTAGATGTTCCTTTACTTTATTTCCTAACTCTGCATCATATTTCATGATATCTCCATTTTTTATAAACGTGGTTTTGTCACGCTACCCAAAGTAATATGGGTTTTCTTTAGTTTTAAAATATTTTTGTTTTTCTAATTCTTTAGATTGTATATCTAATTCATAAACAAAACCACTCTCCGTTTCCATTGCATCTTCAAATTCTACTGAACTTATGTTCAGTTCTTTATCAAAGAACAATGGACTTATTTCATTTCTGAAAACTTTTAATTTTTTGTCTCTGTATCTTACACATGAGAATGTCCCATCTACATCAGATAGACTTCCATTAAGTATCATATGTCTATGAAGTAAAGCTGTATCCCATTCTACTTCACCATATTGTTTTTTCCAAACCTCTCTTTGGTTTTCTTTAATGATACCATTGTGCCAAAGATAATCTTCACCATAAACAGATGGATGATGTTCTAAACTTTGTGTTGTTGGTGTTTGAGTATGACCAAGGTAGTAAGTGACCTCTCCACTATCATTTTTAGTTACTGACTCGTATTCATTAATAGTAGATGACAAGTCTATTAACATATCAGTAGTGAAATGGTTCTTCTCAACTAATTCTGATGAGACAAGATTTATACCTTCATAATAGTGTTTAAATTTACATGCAGTAAAAATAGTACAAGACCAAGCAGTTGAACCTCTGTATTCATTCAATTTTGCAAGTTCTAAAAACTTGTCTTTATCACTACTTCCAAATATTGCACACATTATACTTTCCAATCTATCTCTATTGCATAAGGTATCGGGTCAACCTTACCTACATTCATGAAGGCATTTATTCTTTCTGCACATGATGGACATGTACCACAAGAAATATCCTTAGTAGGATTATAACATGTAAGGGTATGTTTTAACAAGGGGTATTTTCCAAGTTTTATTGCAATCTTTATTTCATCTGTTTTTGACATTTCTGAGAAAGGTGCAAGTAGTTCTATTTTATGTTGTCTGTTTTGTGATGCAACTGCATTCATAGAATCTACAAACTTTTGAGTTGTATCCCAGTATCCATATTCATCATGTACTTGTAACCCTGTAACAATCTTATTACACCCTTGCACTTCTGCATGAGACAATGCAATTGATAATAGTATCATGTTTCTAAATGGAACATAAGTAACTGGTTGTGGGTCTCCTAATACTTCTTTAATATTAGGCATGTCTATATTAGAACCACTTATGTTTGCAGACATAGGTGATGCAATATCTCCTAACATATCTAAATTGACTAACTTGTATTTAATACCTAACTTGTTTGTTAACTCAAATGCCTTTTCAATCTCTACTCTTTGTTTCTGATTGTAATCAAATGTTATAGTTTGTACATTATTAGAGCCATATTTATCAACCATCATCATAGTTGCAACAGATGAGTCTAGTCCACCACTTAATACTACTAATACTTTATCTTTCATAATGGTAACCTTCCTATATTTTGGTTCTTTTCAATAAACTGTTTCAATGCAGAGTAATGGTCTCCTATTCCTCTATTTGGCCCGACAAGTTCAGTAACATTATCAAACCATGCATTAACTACATTTCTATAATTCTTTCCACCATAAACATAAACTTCCCCTTCTAACTCAAATGGTCTTCCTTCTTCTATTAGTTCTAGTGACCTTTCTTCATCCATCTTCAACTCATAGTTCTCAATCATAGTGTCTGACTTTAGTAGACCATATTTTGCAGATAGTATAAAGACTCTAATATTATTTAGCGTTTCTGAACGTACTAGTTTGTAACTTCTTCCTTGATAGATATCAATAGCTTTATGACTTCCTTCCAATTTATCGGGACAACAGGATATAATTAGATTACGTTCCAATTTGATTTCCCCATATGTAACAATGAACTCTTGCAGATACATTGTATCCTCTATCCATTGTTTGTTCTGCAATCATAGCTGCATTGTCTTTTTGTGTTTCTTCTAATGCACCTACAGGCATAATCCATATTGGATATTCAATACCTAGGTCTCTACAATCTTGTATTGCATTTTCAATCTCTTCCCATGACTCATCGGTTCCATTACAAACAAACTTAAGTTGACCTTTATCAGATAGGTCATGATATGTTTTAATGATTTCGGGTTTGACTGCATCTATCTCTCCACTAGTTCCCTGTATCTTAGGACTGATTGAAAAGAATAACTCTTTGTCATAGAATGAAAAGTAATTGTGAAATTCTGTTTTAAGTTGTTGAGTACCATTAGTTTCAATGGTAATGTCATGATGGTTCATGTGTTCCATTATCTTTACCATATTCTTTTGTGCAGCTGGTAGTAATGGTTCTCCACCAGTGAATGCAATATGATATTGGTCTGATGTAATCAGAGATTGAAGGTTCTCTGCAACCTCTTCGGGTGTTCCTTTCTTTTGTATCTTTGCAAACTTTTTAGACCATGAATAAGAAGAGTCACATCCGTATTTGAATACTGGTAATTCCTCTACGGATGTTATCTCTGTTAGGTCAATCTTTTCGTAAGGTAGTTCATATGTAGATGGGTCTTTAGGATTGGTCTGGCCAAATCCATTACACTCTAAATTACAACCAAAGAATCTCAACCAAACAGTTGGGACTCCCGTGTAATGACCTTCACCTTGAATACTTCTAAAAATTTCCGAATACAGCACTATTTGCTCCATGTTCAAAACATCTTACTGATACGACTTTAACTCTGTCGTCACCATAAGTGGTTGAACAGAAGTCATACACTAATTGTGCAAATGCTTCACATCCTACATTTTTCATAATGAACAAGTTAATCATACCCGATTTTTCTAGGTTAGTAAACTCAATAAGGTTTGGGTCGTCTTCTGCAACTGCAGTTGTATGGTCAAAAGACTTTTTAAGAAAATCTTTTAACACACCCAAATCTCCAAAGTCAATAACCCAATTCTTATCGTTTAGTGTCTTTGACTCAAAAGTAATTTCAAAACCTAATGCATATCCATGTATTAGATTGCAGTGACTATCTGCTTTCCATTGACGGAATGCACATGATAATCCAGTATCATTTCCATATGTTTTGATTACTCTATATGACATAATCCTATTATACTATATTTAGCGTAGTATTGTCTAGAGGTTTTCTAGAACGTTTTCGGGTGTTGATACCTCGTAAGGGTCGTTCTCTGCATTGTCTTGATATCCTTCTTCAATAAACACCTGTTCAACAATACCATTGTTGGCTACAACTGCATATCTCCAAGACCTCATACCAAAACCTAGATTAGACTTTCTACATTCTGCACCAATCTCATGTGTAAACTCACCATTCCCATCGGGAAGTGGTCTCACATTTTCAATCCCTTGACCATCAAACCATGCATTCATTACGAATGAATCGTTAACTGATACACAATAGATTTCATCAATTCCCTTTTCTTGGAATTGAGAGAATAGTTTCTCAAAGCCAGGCAATTGTTGTGATGAACATGTTGGGGTGAATGCACCAGGCAATCCAAATAAGATTACTCTCTTATCTGCAAATTGTTCTTTAGTGTCTAACATTACAAAGTCTCCATCGACTCTGACTGGGACTATTACTTCGGGTAAGGACATTCCTACCTCTAGTGGTTTACCCATGTGAATTTCTTCTGACATTTTTAGTTCTCCATAATATAAAAAAGATACACCCATTATAACTCATAACAGGTGTATCTGTAAGGGGTTTTTTAAGAAATTTTGATTTCTTGAGGTTTGTCTTCCTCAGGCACAATTCTCTCTAAACTGACACTCAAAATACCATTCTTCATATCTGCACCTTTAACGATTATATCGTCTGCAAGTGTGAATGTTCTTTTGAATGAACGTGATGCAAGTCCTTTATGGACATACTCAAGTTCCTCTCCATCCTTTTGTTTACCTTCAATTGCAAGAACTTCTTTCTCTTTTGAGATTGAAATATCTTTCTTATCAAATCCAGCTACTGCAAGTTCGATAGAGAAGTTCTCTGCATCGTGTTTTACAATATTGTAAGGTGGATAGTTTACATTAGAATGTGTATCAGCACGTTCTAATAGTTGTAGAGTTCTGTCGAACCCGATTGCGAATGGGAATGATTTCCCGAAGACATCGTCATAGATAGTCATAGTTTTCTCCTTTATTAAGCAAGTTATTGTTATGTGACCCCTAATGGGCATCACAATGGTATTTATAACACCATACTACTATTATAAGGACTTTTTTTAAAATTTCAAGGGGTTTTTATCTTTTATTGCAATATTTTTTTGCATCACTTACTTGTTGAATGTTATTTACAATCACTACACCCATAAGAATGTTCATATAGTCGAATGTATCTGAAGTTAATTCGTGGGTTCTTCTATCCATCTCGATAGCAGGTAATAGAATTGCAGTCTTAACTGCGAACATTTTAGGGACTGAAGGAGACTCTCCTACGAGTGGATTTAGTTCTTCGACACAATCATATTTAAGTCCACGATATGTTGTGTAGATATCTAGTAGTTGAAGAGTATAGAATGCAGTCCAATCAAACGTATTAGGTAGTTCAGATAGTGTAAACTGTAACTGGTTCGGATTTTCCTTTAACTGTAATCCTGTCGACTTCAGTGAATGCTCTAGACGGACATTGTCGATATGTTTCTTGTCCCAACAACACGTCCACCCCATCATAATTTCTCGTTTGTCCTTCGAGTCTAGCACCAAGGTTGACGGCATCTCCAATGACGGAATAGTCAAATCTAAGTTCTGACCCCATGTTTCCAACGATACACTCCCCAGTGTTAATACCAATGCCAACATTGATAGGAGGGAGACCGAGTGGTTTGAGTTCTTCATTGAGTTCCTTTGTTGCGATTAGTATTTCTTCTGCAGACTTGACTGCCATCTCGGCATGGTCGGGACAATCTAAAGGTGCATTCCAAAAACTCATAATACAATCACCCATATACTTATCAATGGTTCCATT